GAAAAGCCTCAAGACGCCTATGCAACCATCGCTTCAAGGAGCATGGAGGCAATCCCTGATCGGCTAAAACCCTACTGGGATAGAAAGGTTACTAAGCGTTGTGTGATGACTATTCCATACAACGCTAAACCTTTTTCAAATCGTTCCTATATCAGGGACGCCTTTAAAGAAAAAGGTGTTGATGTAGAGAAAGAAGAGCTAACTCAATGCGTACAAGCTGTGCGAGCTGCTATGAACGAAGTAGTTCCCGGAGCTATGGACGTGATGAAGTGGATAGAACAACAAGTTACGAAAGCTATTAAAAGTGGAAAAGAAGAAATAGTTTGGAGATCTCCAAGTGGCTTTAAAGTACATCAAAAGTTAATGAAAAACTCAGGAAAACTTATTCGTATTGACACTATGTTAATGGGAAGATGTCAGCTTGTAATTGGTAGTGAAAAAAAGGTAGTTGACTTAAAACATCATAAAAATGCTACAGCTCCAAATCTAATTCACTCACTAGATGCTTCTTTATTGCATTTCGCAGCAACTAAATTCAAAAAACCAATAGCGACTATACATGATTCAGTACTTTGTTTAGCTACTGATATGTGTAAACTGTCCACTCTCGTACGAGAGACTTACATGCACCTATTTGCGGAGCATGAACCATTAAGAGACTTTGCTCGATCTATCGGGTCAGAGTCTGAACCACCGATTATTGGCGACTTAAAACCAGAAGCCGTAATTGATTCACAATACTTTTTTTGTTAATGAGAAACATACACGTAACACCCGAGCCTGTAACCCTTGAAGGTTTTCAAGCTGTGTTAAAGCCAAGCAAGTTTGGCTATTCATTAAAAGCGATAGTAGGAGATGACATGATCTCCAAGCTAGAGACAGAGCGTGGCGAATGCCTTAAGTGGGCAGAGTCAAAGCTTAAGAACCCAAAGAGATCAACACTAAAACCTACCCCATGGGAAGAAGTTAGTGACGGTAAATACCTTATCAAGTTCTCTTGGAGTGATGAGAAAAGACCTCCAGTTGTAGATACTGAAGGTACACCAATCAAGGACGAGAGCACACCAGTATATTCAGGCAGCAAAGTAAAGCTTGGATTTATACAGAAACCATACATACTTAAAGATGGCGTGACCTATGGCACATCACTCAAGTTGAGTGGAGTACAGATAGTAAGTGTTCAGTCTGAAGTAGGTGTAGATGCTGGTGACTTAGACGAGCAAGGAGCTGCTGAACTGTTTGGTAATACTGCTGGCTTCAAAGCACAAGAACCAAACGTAACTGTAGATACAACACCAGCTTCAGTCGAAGATGACTTCTAATGGCATTTCGATCAGGGCTAGAAGAGAAGGTAGCTGATCTATTGGTAACACTGGGCGTTGACTATGAATATGAGGAAACGTCCTACCCCTATACGATTGAGCACCAATACACTCCTGATTTTGTATTACCAAATAACGGAGTAATTCTAGAGGTTAAAGGCTATTGGGACCCTCCTTCGAGGCGCAAGATGAGACAAGTCATCAAGGACAATCCAACGATAGATCTTCGTATGGTATTTCAAGATCCATACAAAAGAATCTCTAAAAAATCCAAAACAACTTATGCAAAGTGGTGCGAGCGTTACAACATTAAATGGTGCGCTGCCCATTGCATACCAGTCGATTGGTTGAAATGACAGCAGAATTTTTAAGACATGAGCCATGTGAAGTATGTGGCTCATCTGACGCGAAAGCAATATATGACGACGGCAATACATTTTGTTTTAGTTGTCAAAACTTAACCAGAGAAAACGAGGTTAATCACACACATCACATGCCCACCAATGTCACATTCAAAGGATCAGCCCAAAGGCTGCAAAAACGAAACATCAGCGAATCTACCTGTGAACACTACAAAGTCTACAGGGATGGAGAACTTTTACGCTTCCCTTATTACAGCAGCAACAAAACACTTCAAGGATTCAAAACGAAAACCAAACTAAAGGATTTCAAGTATGAAGGAAACACTACTGACACTCTTTTTGGTCAGTCTCTTATTCCTTCTACTGGTAAGCGCATTATGGTTTACGAAGGAGAGATGGACGCACTATCAGGTTGGGAAGCTTACCCCAACTGGGCGCATGTATCGCTACCTCATGGAGCTGCGTCGGCAAAGAAGGATATACAGAAGCAACTACAACTTTTTCAAGGTTTTGAAGAAATTGTCTTATTCTTCGACAAAGATGAAGCCGGTCAATCTGCACAAGAAGCAGTGGCTGCGATCTTACCGTCTGGCAAAGTTAAGATTGCTCATTTACCAGACCCGTACAAGGATGCTTCTGACGCATTGCAGAATAATGACGCAGAGGCGATTAGGAAAGCTATCTGGAACTCTTCGCCGTATCAGCCGGATGGGATCGTCGAAGGACAATCGCTATTAGAATTAGTAACTAACCCTAGTCCACCATGCGACTTTGAGTATCCATTTGCAGGACTGCAAAGATTGACTCATGGTTGTAGATACGGAGAGCTTACTGTTATAAGCGCAGGCACAGGTCAGGGAAAGAGTACGCTAACAAGACAGATGGCGACTCACTTCTTAGACCAGAAAGAACGTGTAGGTTATATAGCTCTGGAGGAATCTAATAGAAGAACAGCTTTAGGACTTATGTCTGTAGCTACTGGTAAAGCATTACATCTTGGAGAACATACCAAGGAAACATTACAAGAAGCATATGACTACACCCTCAAAGACTGGAACCTCTTCCTTTATGATCACTTCGGGAGTGCTGATCCTGACATTATTTACAGTCGGATTGAATATATGGCACTCGCGCTCGAAACGAAAATCATCTTCCTCGACCACCTATCCATATTGATATCAGGTCTTGATGGAGACGAGAGAAAAATGATAGACACCACCATGACTAAGCTAAGAAGTTTAGTTGAACGAACAGGAATAAAACTCTTTTTGGTATCTCATTTACGTAGAACACAGACAGATAAGAACCATGAAGAAGGCGCACGTGTAACTCTTGGTCAACTGAGAGGTAGTGCAGCTATAAGTCAACTAGCAGATGAAGTATGGGGACTGGAAAGAAACCAACAAACTGAAGCTGAAGACGTAACTATTTTACGACTGTTAAAGAATCGCTACTCAGGCGAGGTCGGTGTTGCATGTCATTTGAAATACAACAAAGACACCTGCAAATACGATGAAACTACGGACCCAATTTTCAATCCTTCAACCGATTTCTGAGTTGAAGAAACCAAACGAACCTACAAAACATGCTAAGAAAAAAGCAAAGTTTAAGGACAAAACATATACCGGTAAGAAATAGTGCTGGTATTCGACATCGAAACAAACGGTCTATATCATGACGTTTCTACAATACATTGCATTGCCACTTTCAATACCGAAACCGAAGAAGCGGCAGTATATAACAATCAGAGTGACGGGACCCCAACGATCAGTGATGGTATCAATCAGATTATGGAAGCTGATTGTATTGCTGGGCATAACGTCATTAATTACGATCTCGCCGTTATTCGGAAGCTCACTAATAGGAGCAAGTACATTGGCGATATTTATGACACTCTTGTCTTATCTCGGTTATATCACCCGAACTTAATGGAGATAGATAAGAAAAGACAATGGCGACATATGCCATTACAACTATATGGACGACATTCTTTAGAAGCTTATGGCTACAGATTAGGAGAATACAAAGGAGACTTTGGTAAAAATTCTGACTGGCAAGAATGGAGTCAAGAAATGCAGGACTATATGGTCCAAGACGTAAACGTTACCACCAAATTATGCGAACACTTCCGCAGTTATCTGACGCGGCAAGGTTAGAACACCAAGTCGCAGACATATTAACAGAACAAGAAATACATGGATGGACATTTAATGAACAAAAAGGTCAGCAACTTGAATCATCTCTCAGAGGACAGATGGAAGAGCTTGTTGGACTACTTCGAAAACAATACCCTTACGTTGGAGGAGCGTTGTTCACTCCTAAACGAGATAACGCACCCCAAGGATATAGAGAAGGATCAGAGTTCCAAAGACTAAAAGAATTTAACCCAACATCACGAGATCACATAGCATGGATTCTTACGAATCGTTTGAATGTCAAACTGAATCAGACCACTACGACTGGGAAACCAATTATCGACGAGATTATATTGACGGAGATAAATATTCCCTTCTCGCTTCAATGTGCGAAATGTTTGACGATAAAGAAGAAGCTTGGAATGATATCCGAAGGCGTGAACGC